GCGTTGATCGTTTGATTAAGCAACGCTTGAACTTCCAAGTAATCTGTTGATCTAGCCATATTGCCCTCCATTGATAGTGCCTGATAACAGATATAAGAAGTGATTGCATACTTGTCAATAGCAAATATCAATAATGGTTAATTAAGGTTAATTAGCCGTTATTTAGAAATCTTCTAATATGCTTCTGGACGGCACATGGGTTGGTCCTGGCCTGACTGTGCCATGTCGATCAATGTCATCAGGCACATTGTCGGCAAACGCATCTTTTGGCATTCCTTGTGTTGCTTTATCCCACGCAACTTTGTTTGCCTCAACATAATCTTTATAGGCTCTATCCATTCCCTGCATGGCATCAGCCCGTCTGCGCGAACCGCCGCATACATTCGTTAAGTCTTTATTAATGTAATTTGTCTGGTTTTTATCCTGCATCATTTTCACACTCTGCGGCGCAAGCAAGGTATCCGCAGCCATCAATGTAATTGTCTTCGTGACTTACGTTGCTTTTAATACGAGCAATTTTAAGCAGACTCATTAACACCCCCACATCTGTTGGGCTGACTTCGATACCCAGGTGAATTGACCAGTAACGAGCAATTGTTCGGAAATTATCCTCCATAGCGCCATGATCTGCTGCTCTGTCTTTCGTTACATACTTCTTTGCTGTGTCCAGCACTTCCGCCCTTTTCATTCTTGATGCTCCCTGCATTGCCAAGTCTTCCCGTCATCGCTGCTGTGCCAAGCCCAGTTGCTGCCACAATACGAACAAATGTTCTCTTTCGGCCCGGTGCTGCGCCGTTTCTCCGGGGCTTTTTTGTTTTCCGACATCTCTTTTAGCCGCTTTTTGCGCCACGGATCTGCATATTCCCCAAACAAATCATCAATATTAGACATTATCCCTCGCTGTTACCGCTTCATATTCACCTCGACTCATAGGCCCATCAACTGCTCCGAGCCATACTCTGCCACCTGTAGCCGTCAACTGGAACTTATCAATTCGATTGTCCTGTTGTAGACTACGAACATATCCTTCTAGTGTCTGCTTCCCGATGCCTTGCAGTATCTCAGGGGCATCAGCGTCCTCTGACCGTTTATGAACTCCGTTGTTGCCACTCATATGGGTTAGAGCCACACCTTCGCGCTCACAATGGATAATCCAATCAGCCATAGCGTCCAGCTTCATCTCAAGAACTGTACCGCTGTTAAGTGATTTGATCTCTTCAGTGCGATCATTTAGCAGCCCAGTCATTGGATCTCGTACAAAATGCCGAACATTTCTACTGGCTGGTCCGTTAGACTTGACTACAGCGCCATCGAAACAACTGTTACGCTGGTATGGTAAACCTAGCCGCTCACAAGTCTTCTTGCCGCGTTGAGCATCAACCTGCCATAACGCAAATGAAGACCTGACCCCATCAACAAGAGCAGTCGTACCCCTGATTAGATTACGCGCTTCTTCGGGTGTTTTAATTACAGCATTGTCCTTGATCTTCGTCATGTGGTGACAAACCAGTACAGATGCACCTGTTTCTGTTGCCATTCTAGCCAGCAGACCTGTTAAAGCAGCCCCCGCAGCCGGATCAGCATTTACATCTGCATGGACAAAAGATGCCAGTGGATCGAACACAATCAGCTTTAGGTTACTCATTTGCAAGATTTGTTCGTATATCTTTTCAAACTCTGCTGTTGTACCGAACTCGCCGTTGGACTCGTTCATAATTGCAAACACACCGCCGACATTCGGAAGCGATACAATCTTCAGATCATGGTTGTAGCCATGCCGCTCTTCAAACGGATCAAGACGCTCAACTCTCCTGTGCATCTCAGCTTCATCATCTTCAGCAGTAAAGATCACCACGTTTCCGAACTCTTTGACCAGACCGCCAAACGTACTTGTCATTGGCTTGCCTGACGCTATCTTCATGCCCATGTCCAGTGTCATCATGCCTTTACCAGCATCACCAGCAGCGGCAAACAGAATAGGAACTCCGAGCGGAAACGTGCCATCAATCAAGAACTTTTGTTCAGGTGCAGTCCCGGCAAACCGACTGACAAGGAATGACTCGTCAAGAAGATTGATGTTTGTTTTAGTTATTTTGGCTTTGGTATTAACAAAGTTTTCAATGTTGTAGCCCTCAGACAAAGCATCTGAAGCATCCCACCCTTCGGGCTTGCCCATTGGCGGCGTAAGCATTGTGACCGACTTAACACCAGCAGCCAAAGCAAAGTCCTGGATAAGATCAGCCAGCTTTTTACCAGCAGGATCATTATCAGGCCATAAGATAAGCTCTTTGTTCTGTAACGGAGAAAAGTCAAACTGGTGAGCAGTCTTCTTTGTTAGCGCACCAGCCCCGCCAATCGTGCAGGTAGCTGTATATCCAGCATGGTTTAGAGCATCAGCACACTTCTCGCCTTCGACCCATATAACACGATCAGATGCCAATACATTCGGAATGTTATATAACGGGCGTATGTCTGGAAACTTGGAGTATGGAGAGCCTTCGACAAATGGCCTGAACTCTTTCTTTGGCTTGCCCTTTGTGTTGAGCATAGGGTTGCCAGCAATGTCCTTGACGTTATACCGCCTAACGGAAACCAGCACCTCGCCATCAGCATTGGTATATACATACTCAGCATCATACGGGCTATTTGAATTGTACTGCGGCCTGATAGGGTTTTCTATCGGCGCGTTATCCCGAACAATTTGCGGCCCAGTGCCGTCAAGGTAGCTAGAAAACATCTCCTTTATTTCTGGGAGCTTCATACTACGCGCTTCCATCAGTATCTTGACGATACCCCCGATACCAACACCACCGTTGAAATCCTGCCCCTGCATGAAGTGCTGCGAGGCAGGATCAATGTTAATTTTTAACGATTGCCCCGGATCACCAAGCAGTGAACCGATGTAAAATGTTTTGCCGTGAACACGCCCAGCAGGGAATGTATCCTGCAAAATCCGAATTTGTTCGCCTTTGGGGACTTTGCGAGAAATCTCCTCAACTATGTCATTACTACCAGATGTAGTATTGCCAAACCTTACCACACTCATTATATTGATCCTTACCAAGCATTGTTTTCAACTAGGGGCGGCTCATACCGCCCCTTCTTTTTGCCAGCAAGTCTTGCGGAACTCGCACCACTTGCAAATAAAATAATCATCATTCTGTGCAACACGCGGCAGCATATCGTTAGCTTCTGTAGCTTTCAGGATTTGTACTGCTTTATCACTGGTAGCTTGTGCAAGCTCACCATTGAACGGAACCATCTCAATGTATATCTCGCTTGTGTTTTTGTTTAACACTGTGAATACACAAGGGTTTTCCGATAGATCCATGTAGGCTTGATAGATTGCAATCTGTGCTGCGTACACTGGGTTGGCTTCCGCTACACCTTTACGAACAAATTCATTAAACTTCTTCTCATTAGCAGACTTGCACTCCCACAACATAGGGTATGTCATATGCAACGGACCACCACATATAACCCCATCAATGTGACCTCTGACTTCGCCACCAGCAGTCTCAAACCCAAATTGTTCGCCTTTCTTCTCTGTCCGCAGGTCAAATCCAGCGTCCCTGAAGTACATAACCATCATATCTTCGATGGTATGACCAAGGCCAAATATGCGTAATGTCTTTGCAGGAAACCCTTTCCCCTCATCAACCTGTTGGTTCATGTAGCGATACTGGAGCTTGCGTGAGCAGGGATCGCCAAGAGAAGAAGCGCCAAGGTATTTGCGCCTTGGCTGCTTGCTTTCCTTCTCTACAATCGCCCGATCAAGCTCTTTAATGATGCTCTGTGCGTCAGAAAGGGATGTCTTGTTCGGTGAGGCCGATTCTGCCGCCTCCATATCTGAAGTAAATTTCTGTAAGGTCTGTGCTAGAGTATTCATCATCAAGCCCTTCTGATATTCTCTTTAATATTAATGTCATTGCGATAACTTCTTCTTCGCTTAAATCACAAAATCTTTTTTCCCACCCAATAATCCCGAACAATTCTCCTACTTGTTTTAATGAAGAGTCTCGTACTCCTCTTTCCGTATCCATTCTAAAATCTCCTCTGATAGCGGACCGTATGCACACACATAAATTTCATCTGAACCCTGCATGTCCACCTCTACCACTGCCCCTTCAAAAATTTCTTCCTTGCCTTCAATCAATTTACAAAGAAGACCTGTAACTGTGTCCTTCAACTCTTCTCGGTCATCTAAACTTTTAAACAACACAAAATAATTTGCTTCAAGAAACACATCATCATCAAAAACTAACTTTAACTTTACCTCGCCCCTATTCATGCGCTTCTCTCTTCTAAAATTATGTCATTGACAAGATGATCAATGAAACGCTTATTCCAAATATAATTAAGCATACAAGCGGCTCTATATTTAGTCCATGAAAAATCAATAGGGCTTACATTCACACCGTTTTTTGCCAACAATTCCCGCTGCTTAATGCTAACCGCATCATTTAACCAACGCTTGGTTTTTTTCGCGCTATCACCTGTCTCATTCTGTCTCATAAAGTCATCAGCAGATGCCATAACGTGTCTTTTGGTTCCAATAGAAACCACTCTGGTCTTGCCATCTTTTTTCTTCACAATAGCAATACAAAGCCCATCTACGTCAGCAATTAAGGCAAAACCGTTAAACCCAGACGCAGCCATACAAGCCCCATTCCCGAACAAATCTATCCAGCGGAACGGAGATCGTTCCATAAGATCTACTTCGGTTAGAACAAAATCTTCTAATATTTCTGGTTCTGGACGCTCTATTTCATGACCGCAAATAGGACACTCGCGTACATTCAACGGTATCTCAGCATCGCAGTTAGAGCATATCTTTACTGGAGCATCGCCTTGGGCATCATCATTTTGACTCCCATCCAGATTAACAGCATCATCAAGTGATCCATGCGTTAACACAGACGTACCAAAGTCCATTACGATACAGTCGGACTTTACGACACCTGGAAATTCATCTTGATTTACAGTGCGTAAACCACGACCAATCATCTGAACCATTGTTGCTTTGTATGAGCATGGTCTGGTTAACACGATGCAGGATACAGGTGGTGAGTCAAAGCCTTCTGTCAGTACAGCCACGTTAACAACTACCTGAACATATCCAGTGCTTAGATCATGAAGGATTTGTTCGCGTTCATGTTTTGGTGTGTCACCTGTAACTGTTGCGGCTTCAATACCGTAAGCCACAAATTCTTCGCATAGATCTTCGGCATGCTGCACAGTCGAGCAGAATACAATCGTTTGACGCTCACCAGCTTTATCATCCCATTCTTCAACTACACGCTTGTTAATAGCGCGGCGGTTCATGATCCGCTCAACTTGAGCCATGTCAAAGTCGGATATGGTTTTGCGTACCTGACGCAGTTCATCTCGCACACCAACATCAATTACATATGTCTTTGGCGGTACAAGGAACCCTTCACGAATTAACGTGGAAATTTCTATCTGGTGGCTACAGTTCGTAAATACGTCCCGCAAGCCCTTCTTATCGCCTCTGTTGGGGGTAGCGGTAAAGCCAACGATCTGAACCCCCTCATTAGCCTTCTTTGCGGCGTTAATGATACGTTGATATGTTTCCGCAATGGTATGATGCGCTTCGTCAACCACGATCAGATCAACTTTGGGCATATTATCCAAGTTTTTCTCGCGGCAAAGCGTTTGCACCATTGCAAATACAGCGTCACCTGACCAATCCTTAGATGCAGCGTTTACTTCACTGGTTCTCAAGGATGGGTTTACAAGGTGAAATTTATTGGAGTTCTGTGAAACGAGTTCGTCACGATGCTGTAGCACAAGCACATTTTGTGAACCTTTGTGACGTTTGCCAACCAAGGCAGAAAGCATGATTGTCTTTCCAGCCCCGGTTGGTGCAACGACTAAAGTGTTACCGTGCTTATCCAGTGCATCAGAAGCATCGTCTACAGCGACTTTCTGATACTCACGGAGGATCATCGTACTAGCCTAGTTTATATCTGTGAGTGCCTGACGATTTCTCGTAAGTCTTCACAACATTATAACCAGACTGCTTAATCATGTAGACATGATTATAAATAGAGTCCCTTTTTTTACCGACAACCGTGTGTATTTCGTCAATTGTTGCTCCCTTCTTACGAGAAATCATTTTAAAACTTTTCCGACAAAAGCTAGGAACATCATCAACAGAATGAGTTGTATATGGTGGAACACCATCTTCAAACTTAGTGTCGAGAATGGGGGGCTTTACGGCTCCAGCGCCCCCCGTACTGGATTTAGCGACCTGTGAAGGTTTGCCGCTAATAAATTGCCACAGTGTCTCTAACGCGCCCATGATGGTGCCACCCCCGATTGTACAGTTTGTTGGGGTTGAGCCACTGGTGCTTGTGCAACTGGCGCTTGCGCGACAGGTGCAGCCTGTCCTGTACTCTGGATATAATTTGGAGAGTCTGGTGTCAAGACTGTCTTGATCTTATTACGATCAGGATAACCATCACGACCTTTCTCAATACCCAAAGTGCAGGAGATCGTCATGCCATTAATCATATGGATGCCTTGGATAGACGCACGTTTTGCCCTAGCGTCTTCACTCTCATCTTTTGGTGAGATACCAAAACCACTATCAACCATCTGCTTGATAGTATTCAAGCCGATCTTCTTAGCTTTTGACATACCATTCTCGTCCTTGGCATCGCCATCAACAAAAATGTTCTGCCAGACCTTGCGCTTGTCAAAGCTGCCACCGACAATAGTCATTTCAATCGGCAACCATTTTGCGCTTGTTGTCTGAGAAGACTTAAAGTAGGTGCCAGCACCATACTCAGGGATTTCCATGTCACCGCCAGTCAGCTTAATAATACCGCTTACTACAGTTCCATCAGGCATAAGTTCAAAGTCTCCACTTCCACCTTCCATTGGTGGTACGTTGTTTAGGTCAAGCATTTACGTTTTCCTCTTCTTTATTATTGACCGTTTTTGGATTTACAAAGTTCATTGCCTCTGGCCTTGGACCAGACATTTTTTCAAGCAACTTACCAAGATGCGGCTCTTCAACAGCGTCAAGTCTGCCGCTTCTATCTTTAGCAGGGTAGCCCCACTGGTTTAGTGTGTCGCAGACAAAGGCTCTAAATAACGTGCCATCATCAGCGGTGAGTGTTGTCATTGTGATTAATTCGTCCACAATTCCGGGCAACTCACGCCCAGTCTTTGCACCCTCAATCTGCAAGTCGTAAGTGATACGTCCATAGTCATCCGTCTTTTCATCAAGGATGCCTACAAAGATCACGTTCTTCTCACGGATATGTTGAAGGTGTGTTAACCATGCCATCATCTCACGGCCTTGAGCGCCGTACACTGCACGAGTGTCAAGCTTGCCTGTTCGATCTGATCTAGCTTCTGGTGAATTTTGATTATGCGAAAAGCAAAGCCGACCAGCTACAGTAATACTGTCAATAAAGACTGTATCGTATTTGCTTAACAGAGTATCTGGATCGCCATATGTCTGACACACATACTCATAGTGCGCCATTGAGTATGGTGAGTCCTCACTCAATGCAGGGTTGCCCCCACCAAGGAAGCATGCAAAGTCTCTGCACTCCTGCCAAGTACGCGGCCTGATTACATCAACCTTACACCCTTCGATGGCGGCATCACCGGCTTCCAAGTCCATGAACAATGTCTTGCTCATGTCCAAGGTACGCACCAGTGAAGTCTTCCCCACTCCTGACTTGCCGCCAATCACAATCTTGTGACCACGTTTTTCGGCAAGCCTTTCTTCTGCGCTAATTATTTTTAGCATTAACCTTCCTCCCTTCTTTTCATGTCTACAGACACACCTTGTAACTCTACAGTACGAGCCTCTGATAATGCTGCTTTCAGATCTGGTGTAGCATTCTGAAACTTTGCTTCAGCTACGCTGTATTTGACCGTAGCCAAATGCTTTGCAGTGTCTTCATCCAAAGAGTTCAAAACGCGCAACAGAATATTCTCATCCCAAATCACACGTTTGCGGAAATCAACAGTAACTTTGAAGTCACCATTGTTCATTGTAGTCTGACCAAAATCCTTGCCGTCTTGAGCAAGTTGCATCTTGGCAGTCTCTTCAAACTGATCTTTGAGGGAGTTATTAACGATCTTCAATTCTTTTTGCAGATCATCAATTTTTGATTTGAGATCTTCACGCTTGTCAAACAAAGCAGTCAGATCATTATGCAGATTAATAGCGTTCATTGCTTTCTCCTTCACTTAATGTCGCTAAACATAACTGGAAGATAAGCATGCAATCTTTTCAAGTCAAGGGGATTTTGAGAAAATTGTTATTATTTTTCTTTGACAGGTAAATCTCAACTCCATGAACGGCTTTCATGAGTTTCTTTTTGAGTTTAAATTCAGCGGTTTCCACGCCCTTTGCATCCTCAACAACTTCTTCAAGGCTACCGTAATCATCTACCTTATTATATTTAAAGTCAGCTATATATTTACAAATTTTTTGATCGTTAACCACAATTTCGTATGGGATTTGCCTCTGCAAGTCTGTTATATAACCAGCCTTTTCCATAGAAGTTAACTCACCCCATCGCTCTGCTTCCCACTTGGAGTCAAACTTAATGCCCATAAAGGTTGTTTTCTTTGCACCGAATTTGTTCGCTTTGCGTTTGTAGTTATACATGCTAATATATGCCCATAGTTGTTAATTCATGGGAGTATTATAATGACTGATACGAAACAATACAAGTCAGTTGCTGTAGACCTTGCCACACATAAAAAGCTTGTGAAGCTGTCTACAGAAGACCACCGCAAAGTATCACAACAAATTTCAAAGCTTGTTTTTGATGCCTATAAAGAGCGTTACCCTAATGAAGTGAACGCTGGCATAGGTTCAGCCGCATGAATGAAAAAGGCCAAATGCAGAGGCTTATAGAAGCAGGGCAATGCCCTAAGTGCAGAAGCGCAGTGGACTATAGTAAAGACATAGCAATCTGCAACGTATGCAAATTACAAATATCAAACCACAAAACAGTTAGTCAGCAAGCGCCCTCATCCGATCTACCAAACGTCTAGCTCGGTTGGGGACTTGCGTGTACCACCTGGAATCTACCATCTGGTCGGCTGCTTCGTTGAAATCACGAGCATCAACTCCAGCTTTCATACCAACGAATTTTGACAGTCGAGGCCGACCCATATTGAACATCATGTTGCACAATATATGTTGTAGCTCTTCGTCAAAGTCATCAAAGTCTGGGTACAATACTTTGCACTCGTCAATCGTTACAGCAATGTCTAAAGAAAATAAGTTTCTAACTCGTTCCTGCTCAACAACAGTGCCGACTGGTTTGCCATATTCTTCGTCATGCTCAGTGATCAAGTGACCCACACCACAGGTTGGCAGTGCTAAATGATCCAAATACACCTCGTATTTGCAGCCCTCATCCTCGGCTATTTCTTCGCGTAATCTATCTTTGTTCATCTTATGGGTTTCCTGTTCCTAACAGACCTGCCGTTGGGCCTCTAATGCCCAAGGCTTGAGCTACACCGGGGTTAGCCGCTGCCTGTTGTCGAATTGTACTGGTTCCTGCTGGGGCTGTTGGTTGTGTCACGTTTACCCCTCCAAGACTAGATGCTGCGTTTGGCTGATTCATCTGGTTTTGGATTGCGGACAATTGTTGACCAACTTGAGTGTTATCCATTAACGCATTAATTTGTCTGTTTCCCTCATTGACAGCCTCTTGTGTAAGTTGTCCAGGTGTTTGTACAAACAATTGACTCATTATTTTGCCAAGAATTTCTGATTTTTTCTTTGGCGGCAAGGTTCCTGAAAGAGCTTCATACTGGTTAAGGACTTGTTTATAATACGGAGCCGAAGTTAAAAATCTTGTAAACAAACCATATTTAAATATTTTGCCAAGATTATTTAACGGACTGGCAGCAATGTTGGCAGCCACAAGATCGCCGCCTTGTGCTGTTTTAGCGTTAACGGCAAGAACACGACCAAACTTTTCCATGTCCTTACCCATTTGTTGACCAAAAATTATTCTAAATTTTCCGCTCTTGCCAGCTTCATTGAAGTTCTTTGCAAATGTTTTAATTGAATTTCCATCAACAAAGGTATCTGCACCAAAATCTTTAAGAACATTATTCATGTAAAAAGATTGAACCTTATCTAAAGCCTCATCATCTCCTCGCTGTCTTAACATATTTAAAACAGATCGAATTGTTTCTGGTTGTGACTTAGGGCTTGCAACATACTCTGCCGCTTCAATTGCAGTCATATTGCCAGAAGATAATTTTCTTAATGTTCTGTCAGTTGTGAATTGATTTAAAGCGTCTTGCTGTTCTTTTACAGATCTTAGTATTCCTGCAACCCCACCAGCTTCACCTCCGCCCTCTTGAACGGCTCTAAGAATAGCTTCTTCTGTCATGTTTGATGAAGATGCTTTTTCTATTTGTTTAGATAAAGCGCGAACCTGTCCAACTTGACCGCCAAATAATACATCAGCAGTTTTGCCTAAATCATTAATTGATTTGGCAAAAGATTTGCCAGAAAAGGAAGCTGCGTCAACACCATCAGGCATTGTTCTTTTTAACGCCTCTTGTAACCACCGAGTTGCAACTAACCCGCGCAATTGTTCGGCTTGTCCAGTCCCGCCAAAATCTTCAACAACTTTAATTGCTCTTTTTAATGATTCAGGCTTACCATTTTTAACAAGGGTAGACAAAAAATCAACATTTGGTGGTATAGTTCCATCTCTAGCACGTTGAGCTAAATCTTTAATCCTTATTGCATCTTGCAAGTTATCAATGGCTGTTTGACCATCTTTAAAAAACCCACGAGCTGCTCCTAAACTAGAAGCCGCTGATTGCAAAGTGTCTAACGCCTGACCATCAAGAGCGCCAGCCGATCCTGTCGCATAATAATCTAACATTTTGGGTTCAAGCATTCGGTCAATTTCATCAATGGATTTCTGTATTTCTCTAACTCCAGTAGTGGAGTTAGTCGCCATCTTCCCATCATTCAACGCTTTGCGTAAATTATAAAGCTGTAAGAAACCTGTTTTGTTACCGAGACTATTAATACCGTTAATAATAGCAGAAACATCGCCAGCTACGCTCTCTCTAACTGATTCTGACGTAGACCTTGACGCAGCTATGGAAGCCCCATATTCACCTTCAAGACGTTTAGATATGTCTTTTAATGTTGATGTGTTAATAAACTCTTTTGTTCCTGTCACGGAACCAACCAAATCTTCTATTTGACTAAACTTAGTAGCGGCAATTTCATCAAATCCCTTGCTGGCATCGGCAAGTATTTTAAAAGCCTCTTCATCAACATCAACTCCTTTTGAAGCTGCTGTCATAAACTGATCTGTTGCTCCAGACAAGGTTTTAACCACGGCCTCTCTTGCAGCCTTTTCACTAGCGATTAATGCTTGGTTCGCATTAAAAACAGAGTCAAGGACTGCCTCGCCAGTATCCTCTGTTGTTGAGGCTTTAGTAGCGTTAGACCTGCCCCTAAAATCATCTAAAATTTTTCCCATATTATCATAGTTATTTTTTAAACGATCAGAAGATCCAATAACTTTTTCCATAATTTTAAATTGTCTTGCAATAAGACCGGGCGCACCAACAGCGCCAGCTTCTGGAGTTATTGGAACATCAATTAACTCACCAGTTTTTGGATCTTTTATTTTATATGTAAGAGCCTCACCAATTGCTGTCACATCTTCGTCTGGTAATTTTTTCACAGAAAGCCCTTTGCGACCCGCTCTAAAAGCCATTCCAGCTAAACCAAATGTAAGTTCTCCAGCAAGCGTAATAGCGCCTTCAACGGCTATGTCCTTTGCTATTTCTGACCCAGTTTGTTTGGAAACTCCAAGTAACGCTTCGCCAGCTTCTTCAGCCCCTGCGCCGCCCATAGCTCCAAGAACAGAACCACCAATAATGCCAGCAGGTCCAAGAGGTATTCCAGCTATAGCCCCACCGACACCCCCAACAACTTCTGGCAGAATCCCAGCTAAATCAACAAAATCATAACGGGAGAAACCTTCTTCATCCATTAATGTGTCTCTGCTCAAATCAAGACCTAGCTTTTCCCCTCCAGACCTAGTAACAACAAGCCTACCACGTTTATCACGGGTAAAGTCACCTTCTCCAAAGCCGTATCGTTCTTTAAGAATAGCATCTTCTTCTGGTATTGTTTCAGCAACAGATAGAGCAGCACGAAATCCAGCATTTTTAATACCAGACTTAGTATCGAACAATTGTTCGTCTTTATCTCTGCTTTCTATCGCTGATGTTATATCATCAAATGATCTGCGTCTGCCAACAAACTGTGATGGTTGTTGTTGACCTCTCGCTTCTTTAATCATTTCAGCAATAGCTTGAGCGTCTTGAGTGTTTCCAGCAGCATCTGCTTTTTGCAACGCATTAACAAGCTGTTCCATATTTGCCATATTATATGCCTTTTTAAATTCCGTATTTGCCTAGAATTTTCTGTTGCTGATCGCTTGGCGTAAATCCACCACTTGAAGGCTGGTCTGGTTGCTGTTGTTGTTGTGCAAAAGGTCCGTAGTCATATCCCATAGCATGAAGTTTGTTATAAGCTGTATCTAAATTGTTTCTGCCAGACTCTACAATAAGTCCATAAACAGACTTTAATTTTGTCATAACAACTTGAGGATCTGCTTTTGCTAAAAGTCCAATATCTCCAACAATTCTAGTCACTCTCTCTCTGTCAGCATCAGAAATTGTTTTACCAGACTCTCCAAGTATTTCAGGAGCCTGTTGTGTTGCTATTCTTTCAAGAATGATTTTTGCTTCTGCTACAGGATCTAAGGATTGATCTACATTTATACCAAAACCTCTTCCAAAACTATTTATATAAGAAGCGATTTGTTGTTGTGTGGTAATTCCATCTTTTGAAACTATACCTGTTAATTTTGTAAGCTCGTCTTCTGCCTTGTTTAAAGCTCGCTCAGATGCGTTAAATTGCGCTCTTAAACCAGCTACAGAGCCATTTGTTAGCTTGACTGGTATATCTTTATCAACATTTGGAGCTTGTAAAAAAGCTGTTATTTTAAAGGCATCTGGAGCGTCATCAAACAATGGAAGAGATTCTGTTTTTTCTAAATATAAATCAGGATCGCCCTTTTCAGCCGCAGCTTTTCTTACAGCGCCTTCTGCTTTTATTCTTTCCTGTTGTGCTTTTAATCGTCCTTTTAACAATTCAAGATTAACTTTATCTTGAGCATCTATAGCTTTATCTTGAAGAGTTTGAACTCTTTGAAGCGCTGCGGTTATGGACGATTTTCTATCAGCCTCATCTTTTGCGACTTGATTAAGAGCATATTTACCACCAGCCAACTGAGCAGCACGAGCCTCTGATTGAGCTTTAGCTAATAGTGGTTGCGCTTTTTCACCAGCCGCTCCAACTGCGTTTAATATATTGCCAACATTAAATCCTTTACCAGCTTTGTTTTGCATAAGAGCCAATCCAAAAGCCATTAAAGCCTGTGATTTATCTACTTGTCCAGATGTGTCTATGCCAGTGGCTTCCGAAAATTTTTGTTTATAGTAATCAATATCTTTAGTGCCAGTGTCTTCTCCAGCTTGAGCATCTTCATAATCTTTCATGGCCTCAACAAGACCAGCTTCAAACGCAGATTTTGGTGTTTTTGTTGGATCTCCAGCGCCTTGAGATGAGCCACTAAACACAAGACCTTGACCTGCATTAGCCTCACCAAGTCCACCAGCCTCTTCGCCGCTACCAGCGCCGCCAGTGGTTGCTGTGGACGGAGTAGATCCTTCAGTGCCAGCAGGAGGCTCTACGCCAAGACCAGCGGCTCCAATGTCAACATCTAGGTTCGGATCTCTTGATTCTGGTATTGTGCCACCAAAAGTTGCATCACCCGGCTGATCTCCTCTGCCAGTGAGAGGCATTCTTTCAGAGCCTATGCCTCCAGTAGATAAATCTGGATTAAATATATCAAGAGAACTTGCTTGATCCCCTCCAGCCACTTTAGGCTCAAGCGTATTTTGTATTGACTTTGCAATTGCATCAAAATCTCCAAGCGCACCCAAAGAACGATTTACAGACAAGCTATCTGGGCTATCAACAGCATTCAACAATCCAGAACCCATTGACCCAGATCCGCTTGTAAGATTTTTTATAGCCTCAAGAATCCCCGCTTGAGCAGACTTTCTTGCATTAATTGCTTCAGTCTGAGTAGGGTACATGCCCAATAATTCACCCAGTATACCACCGCTTGCCGCATCCTTACGAAATGCCGCTTCGTTTGCATCACCTTGCAGAGAAGGCGCTCTGATTGCCCCTAAACCAGAGCCTAAAGGTAGTGTTTGATTTTGAGCCATCTAAGCTCTCCTATGCGCTGCCAGTTGGCTTAATGCCTTGCAAGGCAGTATACGCGCCCACACCTGCTAAGAAAGGATTGGTTGCCGGGGTTGTGGCTGATTTAAACGTAGACGATAGACCAGCACTAGGCATGCCTTTTAACAAAGACTGCCCCATTTCAAGGCGTGTGAATGGCTCTTGCGCTGATGCTAACTGATTTTGTCTTTGAGCCTCAAGCTGTTGTGACTGAAGATTGCGACCAATATCGCCAATTTGTGTAAGCATACCAAGATCAGCCCTGCCAAGCTCTGACTGCACACGCCCAATATCCGCTGTTGTACCAGCCAATTGCCCATATGCCTGTCCAATTCCACCCATAAGTTGAGCGGACTTTTGTGCGGTATTCATTGCATCTTGATAACCTTTACGCTGCGCTTCTCCTACAGCGGCTAGTCTACGGCCTTCTGACTCAGCGGCCTGCACACCTTGACGAGAACCACCGAAAGCCCCTGCGCCAACAGCCGAACCTGCTAGTTTGTTTTGTTCAATAGCCGCTTGACGATTTATTTCATTAATAACATTGCTCTGGTATGGGTTCATGTATTGTTGAGCCGTAGCTGGCAAATTCATTAAAGAACCAAGGCCAGCAGAAAGAGCCGCCTGCCCACCTAGCGTTTGCCCTGAAGCACCCAGCATAAATGGAGCGTAAGAGCCAACCATACCCGGAGCCATGTTAAGGGCTTGTTGTTGCAGGGGATCAAGCCCAGCAACTTGCTGTTGCGGTAGAGCAATAGGGGTGTCAAGAAGACCTTGTGAAGTTTGACCGCCAGATGAGTCAAACTCACCGAATGCTGTTCCAAGGAGGCGTTTTTCTAACCCTTCAAGGTAGGGGGCAAGACGATTTACGGTTTCTACTGTTTGTGTAGACATTATGCCATCCCCTCAAATTTATCCATCATACTGTACATTCGATTAAGACCTTGATCTAAATCCCCACCGCCAGCGCCTTTAACAGCATCACGGGTCATTACAAACTCACCAGCCGTTAATAGTGCTGGTACATCGTCTTTGGTTCCAGATCCTTCATATGGATTAATAGGTCCATCTCTTCTAGGAGGATTCTCTGGATAATTATCCATCGCACCGCCTTGGTTAAAATACTGGACTAAACCACCTTGATTGTAATTTATGCCACCAAGCTTACCATATTGCAAACCACCAGCATATGGTCGTTTTTCAAATGCCGTTCTTGTGTCTTCTTTATCACCGCTTGCTAAAAGCTCCGCAATTAAACCTGCGGCTGCACCTTCGCCAAGTTGTGTGTTTAAAACTTTGTATAACAAATTGTCGTCAGCCATACCAAGACCCTGCAATAACTCAGCGGACATGGTTTTGGGTTTGATTGCTTCAACTGATTTACTTGAGCCTGTGCCTGCTGGAACATTTGCTTTTCCTGTTCTAGCAGAACCACCTGTTACAAAGTCTGGCCTGCCTCCAGTGTTAGGAACGAACTGTGACGTTGCCGCATTTTGTCCAGCGGCTTCGCCCGCCTGTCCAAACATGGTAGATCCTATTCCGCCTAACAATGCTGATTTTAGAGCATCTTTAGGTTTTTGACCAGTTAGCAGGCCAATGCCTCCTGATAGCAAAGCATTCTGCACGGCTGGGTTTGCCATAATCCCAGTTGCACCACTAAACAAAGGGGCGGCAGCAGGCCCTAAAAAGCTACCAGCTACAGCAGGTAGAGCTATTTTGGCTAGATCATCTAAAAAACCCATAGTTTAAATCCTTACTAAACACGAACAATTATACAGAAAAATCTTGCTATGTCACTATCTTCACTGTTCCTGAGTCATTATACAAAGAACCAACCTCAAGGCCAGATGCACTTGTAGGCAATCCTGTTAAAGTAGCAGTAGAGGCACGAATGCCTCCGGGGTTGCGTTCCTGCTCAATAAATATCTCCAAAGCCCTTATTAAATCAGACATATAGCTCACGCTGTACTCCTCTGGAGCTTCTGGGAGTCTTGGTGGTGGGACCTGATTGCTAGACACTAGCGCCTCCCATCCTGACGCAGATTAACCCGTGGGCTTCCTAGTCTCCATTTTGACCCAACAGCAGCAGATTGAACCCGCATAGCAAAGGAACGGCCTCTTGACCTCAAATAAAGTTGTTGCGTGTACTCTTCTACAGGTACGGTTTGTGTTCTAACTGCTGTGCCAGAGCCTGTACTGGAAAAATCTTCTCCGGGGTTATCTCTGGATTTTATTGTAAATGTGGCTTGAGGCGTAGATATAGCTGTTGATCCAGAAAAACTTAAATCTGGTATCACTTTGTCTATAAAAGTAAATCTATCTCCATCACCAATATCCATCACTGCTGACTCTATATAAGAATCCATAGCCGCCCCATCATCATCATGACCAAACTCTTGGTTGTACAGGTAGCCATTGTTGTCTGTGGCTATTGGGAATGGTCTGGTTCCGCGATCCAGCCAAGCTGTTCTGCTAAGATTTCCATAATACCATATTTTGTCCAAGTAATTGTACACTACATATCTGTCATTAGATTGTGAACTGGCTGATGCGTAGAACCAGAACACCTCACTAAACTCAGAGTTTACCCCGCCATATATCTTGTCGTTCTGATCCAGATTAATGTCGTTAAACACTTTATCCTTAACAGTGCATTGTAATTGTTTTGTTTGACCAGCGTACACATAAAAATTGTCATCACCCATCCAGAATACAAAATCTTCTGTGGCAACAGCGGCGTTTGGTCCAGCGATAGTTATGTTAGAGGCAAGTTGCTGTAAACCAAAGGTAAAGGGAGGGCCAATAAAACGCATAGATGTTAGAGCAGTATCTGTCCACACTAGAATTTCACGTTTAGTTTCAATAGCTTTTACAAAGGTAGACCCAGAACCAAGGCGTAGATCCCCAGCAGTGTTAGAAGAAGTGGGGAACCAATCTATTGGACTTTCTTGGCTAGAAAAACGTATTAATAATGGGTCTTGCACTCCGTTACCTTGAGTGTCTGTTGAGCTACCTAACCCATCAGCCCCAAAAGCAAGAACGTGACGATCCCTGTCTGATACCATAACCTGCTTGCAAATAGTGGGGACGCTTCTCTTGGTGCCAGATGTCGTAGATAGTTCTACGGCTCTAGCGTTTGTCCCAGTTGACTTATCCCAATAGAACAAGCCAGAATCTCGTGGATTTATAATAAGATCTTCTCCAAAATTATCGTGTGACCACAATCTTATTTGAGTCGTTGTTGTCAGTCCGCCAGAAGCTGCAACGCCCCATCCGAAGAAATCATCAGCCGCATCAGCGTTGCCTTTGGCTAAGATAACCAAACTACCGTCAGTGTGTGTGGCTGCTGTGGTGCCAGAGTGACCTCTTGTACAACCAGTTAAATCATTGCCTGAGATGCCACCAACAAGTATTAACTCGTTATCAATCATAACAATGTCAGTAGCCACAATGCCCGTAGTGCTGGTTACAGTAATTGTGGTGTCACTTGCCGAAAGGGTGCCGCCTTCGTTTAACAGAGTTTGCAGAGGCCCTGAAGTTCTACCTCCAAACAAACCTGCGCCCCATCCTGTGCCACCAACTGTAGAGTTTAGACCTGTGTTAACTTGATAATTTCCTACTGTATTGCTGCCACCATTACCTGTGTCAGAACCATTGGATGTCACCGTAGCTCCAAGAAGATCTTTAGCTGTAATCTCATAGGAACTCGCACTTAGCACCTGATTAATGCTGTATTCTTGATTTAAAACATTGGCGTTCATGTTGCCGCCAAGGCTGGCTACACTAGAAAAAGTAACAAAGTCCCCAGATACCGCACCGTGGTTGGTGTGTGTTACGGTGATTGTACTAGAGAATGGCGCTGAAGTTGTCGCGGCAAAAGTGATAACACCTGCGCTGGTAGGGGAGCCAGTGCGGATAGGGGTTATGTCATTGTATGTGCCACCTTCTTCAACATAATATTTTAAGTTTGTCCCTAAACCCAAATAATTAGAACCGTCCAAAGCAATCCAGTTATGTAAAGCGCGACAAGAGCCTAAGAAAGTTGAACTGGTATACTTAGCCCACCCTCCTATTTTTTCAGGGTAGCCCAAACGAAAGCGCACCTTATCACCATCACGCCAGCCACCTTCGTTGGAATAAGATGTAAGATCCTGAACAATACCGGGTCTAAATTGTAATTTTGTTAGCGGCATTATGTTTTTCTCCCGCCATAAAAATCAGATATATCTAAAGCACCAGATGTAGGAATGCCTGAGTTAACGGCTGTAGTAACGGAAGAGTTGCTGTACGAACTTCCACCAACATAAAGATAAATACAAGCCCAGCCAGAAGACGGGGCGCTTCCAGTAAACCGTATGACCTGCCCAGCACTCAGAGAAAGTGTGTTAACGGCTGAAGTGGTGGTGTTATACCCCACAGCTAGGCTGTGTGATCGAACCGAGCTACCGTTTGCGTACATAGTAATATTGGCTGTTCCGCTACCTTGTATGTAATAACCAACGTAATACTGATAAGATCCGGTTCTACTGACAGTAAAATTCCTGTCCATAGTAATTGTACTGCCATTGTCACCCCAAAGGGCTTGTGTATACAAACGACTTTGAGTGTTTATCTGCGGGTCGTAACCACCAATCGCGGGGTATCTGTAGTTTGTTGAGTTACTGCCGCCAAGACTTGATGCAGTTACTGCTTCTGCTACAGTGGACGGAACGTACCCGTTACCGCCACTTTTGTAATACTCGCTCATAGAAATAGGGTTTGAGCCAGTAAACTCTGTCTGAAGATCAGAAAGTGACAGGGTTCCAGAAGATGGCAGCGTCATTAGATAGATCCATATGCGGTTACATCGTTTACAGAAGTTATCGCTCCGGTAGTAGCTACTTTAGCTACCGCAGAACCACCGTAAGAAAAAACTAAGTTGTTACTGCCATCAACAGAAATTGTCCAGCCACTGCCGCCTGTAAGGCTTAATGTATTTCCAAAGCTAGAGCCTGCGCTTACAAACGCAAGCTGCCCAGAGCCGTCTGTCTTTAATAGTTGACCTGCGGTTCCATCTGCTTGCGGGTAGGACAATCCGTCAAGTATGACAGAACCTGTGCCATGCGGGGTAATTGCAATATCCCTATTGCTTGCTGTGGTTACAATGCTGTGCGTTACAACATCAAGGTTGCCCCCAAGTTCAGGACTTGTGTCGTTAACCAGATCGGTAGTTGGTGTCAGGCTTTTGAAAACGCCAGAACCGCCACCACCATCACCTGTCACAGCGGCTGATGCACCTGATGCTATTTCTACGCCGTTAGATGTAGAGTACGTTACACCCTTGTATATGACGCGACATGCAGCGTTTGTTTCATTCTTGATAGTATAGAATTTTTCTTGATCTGTTGGGGTGACTCTTAGCTCAAAAGTAGAACCCGGAGATCCGGTAAGAACAAGAACGGTGTTCGCGCCATCGCTAGTAGATCCATCGTTGGTAGTCAGATCCTGACTACCTGAAATAGTTATCTGCGCCTGACCGTGAAGCGCCTGATCAATTATGTCAAAGTTGGTATTAGTTGTTGTACCCCAAGTTCCTGCCTGTTCGCCGGAGCCGGGTTTTTCAATTCCAACATTTGAAGTATATGTACTTGCCATTTATACCACCTTATTTGTCCACGTTGCTATTGTAGCACCCGCATTGATTTCTGTCCATGTTCCACCACTTGGGACAACTTGCACCCAGTTTTCGGATGGGGTGTCTGCATCTATACGCTCCCAATAGAACCTACCTTCGGCTGACACAATGAACACTGCATTAATTTGCAGTTCATCCATAAGGATAACTTTGGTTCCTAGAGAAGTCTGTATAAAGACAGACTCAATACTCAACGGAGAGTTTGTTATAAATGTAGGCGCGACCGACTGGATAAACTCCGCCGTCATTTCTTGCGAGGCAGAGTATAACAGATTTGCCGCAGATGTCTGTGTGAAGTTAGCACTCTGCTCAGAGACTCCACTTAAAGTCATAACCGAGTTTGTGCTTTGTATAAAGGCAGCGTCTTGATCGGAGATAGCTGAAGCCACAAACGTACCGTTTGCAGTTTGCACAGTGCTAAAATCCATCTCCGCAATGACTGTTCCAAAGCGGGTAAGCTCTGTGCTTTGTAAGAACTGAGCAGAAGCCTCGAAGATACCTGCAAGCACACCAACGCCAATTGAAACTTTAACACCAATTGCGGACATCTCTTCGGAGGCGCTTGCTATAAACATAGGTGCGCCGTCTACGGTGAAGTTGGCATCAGCAGTTGCAGAACCAAAGGCTAGAATACCTTGATCCGCTATAGCCCTTTCGGATAATGCCAACTCACCAAACATCAGTCAGCATCTGCTATAGTTAGTTCGCCAGCCGCTACTTGGCGCAGGATTTCTGCGTAGTGGCGATTATCCTCAACCATTGGGACTTGGTGAACAATGTCATCGATGATGCATCTTACGTTGCAGATACTACCCTCTCTGCCCTTTGTATATTTTGCGCTAGTAATATTCATTTATAACTCCGCATCTGCTGTTGCTGTTGCTGCATATTGGGCGTAGCTGCTAGGAGATGGATTATATACTTGATGCACTCTTCTATAATTGCCATGGCTTGAGGTGTTTACATCCACAGTTCCTGTCGTGCCTGTAACGGTTGGAGCCGTTCTCATTTCACCATCAAACCACCACTGTAGATAATCGGCTCCTGCACCATAACCGCCCCAGAGTCTACCAGACACGGTTTGGAAATACCTATTACACTTGCGTAGCGTGGTTGAGTATTCTTCATACGCGAACGGCGTGGCTACATCGCCCTCTTCCCACTGTATGCCCGTGATGTACCATTCATTGTCTGTGCTATCTGCTAGGTTAACATTTAAGCCAGCAGCAAAATCAGCACTAACATTGTTTGTCCAAGTAGTTCTAAGCGTTCCTGTGTTATAATTTGAGCCAACAGCTAACCACCAATAAATATAAACTGTTGCATTTGCATCATTGTCAAATGCTGCTGCTGTATCTCCGGGAACAGAGAATTTAATTTTTTGCCATGTATTTGCTGATGATACTGTGTAAAGGAAAGAACAATTTTTAGCCGTACTGCCAGTAATAGCATTTTGAATACCAACAACGTAATTACCAACTTTGTTTGTTTTTACCCAAAATGAAAGAACTGAATTTTTTGCTCCTGATGTTCCATAGTTCAAACGCTGTAAATCTAGACCCTCTATTCTATGACCAAAAGCAACGTAATCATTTGCAGCTAAAGACGCATCTGCTGTCGTGCAGTCTAACTTGAATGAATTTACAAACCCTTGACCGCTTGGCACATCCGTTGATTGGCTCTGTGTCCAAGTTCCAGCCGCATTCATTTCTGGGTTCATTCTATCAACAGTTTTAACGCTTCCACCAGCCGTGTCACCTGTGACTGAGGTCGCTCTTTGTGCAACAACCATCGCCCCGTTTTTTATAATATTCTTGTTCGCTCGAAACACCTCATCAGCAATATAGGCAGTAGTTATCTGCGTTCCAGTACCAAGTAGGTTTGCTAAATTACGGGCGTTGCTCATATCTTACTCCGGCTTAGTAGGCCAAGTTACATCGTCAAGGCTTGTGGCGCTCTTGGTAATGTCACGCAGTGCCTGACGGTATGCTGTACGAGCGCCGCTCATTGAAGCAGCTAAGTCACTAGATGCCCACCAGTCTGTCTCTGCAATTAAACGGTCACGCTCTTCGCGTAGCAGCTTCATAGGCTCTGCCGCCTTTAGCTCATCAGACTTTGCTTTGACCGCTGACCAAGTTGTACCCCAGTCATCAGGACTGCTGCTTTCGATAGCCGAACCATTGGAATCAGCGCCCGTAACTTTACGGAACATCTCGTTGAACTCGTCTTCTGTTGTTGGCTCACCACGCAACACCCATTCGGTGATGCCTAGTTCGGTTAGTGCTTGTGATATGCTCATTTTATTCTCCTTATCCTAAAAATGCTATGGACATCCAACTATATACGTTATCATAATCTAAATATAAATCTTGATTCGATGACATTTGAATCACATCATTTACTGCTAAACGAAGAACAACAGAGCCTGCGGTCCCTCTTTCATTATTGACAAAAAGTCTAGCTTGACTAACAACATTTTGATTTTTAGCTACCCTTAAATCCCCTGATCCAGCATTTAGCCATAGGCCAGACATACATATTAAATACATCCCTGCGATAGGGACTGTATAAGCGTGTGTTGTGTTACTCCAGTTAGGAAAAACTCCATTAGTGCCTCCTTGAGTTACAAAATTAAACGGAACACAGCTAGTAAGACCTAATGAAGTTACAGGCGCTACATAAGCACCAGTGGTAGTGTTATATCCTACAGTAAAAGCAATTATATTAGGCATAGCAACACGACCACTGGTATCAACAGTCAGCGCAGCATTCCCATTAGTCGGGTCTTGGATTTCGGAGACTTTCAAGATGCTTGTCATTGTGCAATCTCCATAAGTTCCATGAAACACATATTATGCGTATTACCAGATGTAGCCACCCAACCGACATAGCTTGTCCCACTAGAGGCGTGATTTCTGTGCCAAATTTCGTAAGTGATTGCACTTGTTGTGTTCGGAGCATCTACATAATTTATATTTTGTGTGTTCCAGCTATTTAGCTGATTACAAACCAATCCTGCTGTATTGGCTGTCAGTCCCAAATCTGTTGACGAACCACCCGACACGTTTCTTTTTAAGGTGTGATAAAAATAAGAAGCACCGGAACCCATGAATTGCATGATGTTAGCCCGTATAATTATTAGGCTGCTTGTTTGTTTTGGCGTGATGGTCAACTCCATAAATCCCTTGGAGTAGGATGTACCCGTGCCAGACCAACGGGTGGCCGACCAATCAGCAGTTGGGTCCTTACGCACAACCTGAATTACATGACCCGGAATACTAACACCATGACCGCTGGTCTTCTCGGTGATTGTATCAACAAATAACTGGCTCATCGCGCAACCTCCAAAGCATACATAAATGATTGCGCTCCTCCGGGGTTCGCTTGTACCGTAACCGTTGAGTAAGTACGGATTTGCAAGCTGTATGTTCTTGAGCTTGTGTTTCCGGCTGGGACTAGAACTGTTTTATGTAATCTTGAATAGAGGTCACTGCTACCTAAGTAATTTTCATAAGATGGATTACTTCCTTGGTTTGCCACAGCAGAACCATCTTGCATAACTTGAATCCCGCCACCACCGGCTTGTAGATGATAGTTTATAAAGCTGTAAATCACATAGATGTCTGAAGATGCGGAAAGAGGTGTCATAGTCACAGACAAGCCCGTTAGATTAACAAAAGAGTTTGACTGATAGTTGTCGTTTGAGGTCGAAGTTGACAGAGGTGTGACCTGAATCACACTACCCGCTGGCAGTGTCGCCCCGTTCGGAAACGATGCCTTGCCTGTGCTTGCGTCTAGCGTCAGACCGTTAGTACCCGCCGCATTTCTAATCTGGTCTACATTTATTATCGAAGCCATCTATGCCTCACAGTATTGTTAGGTTGCCGTTAACCGTAATCGTGGTTGACGAACCTATCGTTAGAGGGCCAATCGCCAAGGCGTTCTTGGTTGACCCTATTGTTGTGTTCTCTGAAACGCTCTGACCGTTTGTGCGGAACACAGCCGTATCAACTATTGTGTTTGTTGTCTGAAAGGACGTTGCGGTAATCTCCCCAGCAAACGTACCCCCAGAAGCCTTACTCACTGTATCAGTTACGCTAAATGCGCGATAGGCTCTAATGACTAGCTCATCGTTTAAAGCTGCGCCTGTTCCCAGTGTTATTGTGTCCCCACCACTAGCTGTGAAGTCTGAGCTATCCAGATGCACACCGTTCAAGTAAACATCTACGTCATTGCCGCTAATCACCAGTATAGCGCCAGTGCTGTCTGCGCCAGTAAATGCAGTCTGACTTGCTGTAGCCACATACTTGAATAGCTGCATGGCATAGCTGGTTGGTTGATCTACAGCGCGACCAAAGTAGCGCACAGTAATGATGTCACCGTTGGCAGGGGCTGCGGAGAATGTAAGGGTGTTTGCCTGCGCTGTATAAGCTGCGCTAGACCCCGGCTCCTGAACCACGTTTCCTATGGTTACGACAATAGCCTCACCGCTCACAACAGCCTGAGACAGAGTGAAGGCAGTGGCGCTCCCTGTTCCAGTAAACTTCTGGAATGTTATGTCGCCTACGTTTGGGTCTATACCTATGTATGCCATTTTTTATCCTGCAATTTCCATAACAGTAATGCTTGTTTGAGTGTTAGTAGTGCTATCGTTGTGAGGCCTATTTAAATAAATAGGATAACTAGCATTAGAAGTAGCCCCTTGAACAGTATAAGTAAGTTGAGATGTTGAAGAAGGCGAATCTAAAATATTCATTACTAATGGATAAGTTGTATTGCCATCTCTTGTGCTGTCATATTGAACTCTAGGAAAAACCGCAGTAGCATTACCACTAATTACAGTTGTATCTCTTCTTAATCTCCAATACGGCCCCCCATGCCAAAAGTGGATTCCAAAATAACCATTAACATTAACCATAATTTTGCTGGTTGTTGAGCTTGGTGTAATGTTAACTGTCAAAACAGAATCAACATGTGTAGTGCTATTTATTGATGCACCTGTTGTAATTACAGTTTGTTTTACTTGCAACACCTTCCCGCCTACGCCGGAAGCAAAAGAGCCTGATAATATTTTAGATATGGGCATCTAATTACTCCGGTAAACTACTAGCCATTGCTTCTTCGTTTCGTTTTGCTGCTGTCTTAACAACGCCTAACTCAAAGGCTTGTGTCACTTGTGCGTCACCGCCTGTGGCGATAGCAATTTCGTTTTCGTTGCAGTGAGCCACCAGTGCGGCAATGATTTCTTCCTGACCAAGACGAGCGCGGTTATGAAGCGCATTGTCAGCCCAGACTTGAACAGTTGGAGTGACATACTCTAAGCTCTTATACTGAGTGTCTGTTAACTCTATCGTGATTGAAGGCATGTGTTTATCCTTTTAATGCAGAAGCCCAATGCTAATGAAGTTGTTAGAATTAGCCGAAAGGTCAGAATAGTTGGTGTGATAACCCACCCCGCAAGTGTCATTCGCAGCAAGGTCTAGGACTATGTTTGCGTTGTTTGAGTTGTAAGTGCCACTGGTCGCTGAGTCTGGCGGGTCCCAGAAGACCAGTAGGTTTGTGCTATTTTTAAAAAGATACATACCATTCCACGCATTGTAGGTTACTTTATGACCAGCTTTAAACATTACATAATATCTACCCGCGACAGGGGCTGTAAAAAATCCCCCACCAGAGGCGTTGTTAAAGTGACTTCCTATGTTAAATAAAACAGTCGTCCATCTTTTATAACGAACATCAGTGTCAGCGGTTAAAGCACCACTAGTCCCCTCAATGGGTGACGTTGCAACGAACAATGGTTGATTAGGAATTGTAGTGCGACCACTGCTGTCTATAGTTGCCCTTACACCACCGCCAGTAAGAATTTCCATCGCGTTGGAAGAATTGGCTCTAATCGCTAAACTTTCAGCCGCACTGGTATCTTGCATTGCAAAGTAAGCAGCATTTGGCAAAACCAGTTTATTGACCATGCTGGTCACACCAATACCTACTCTTTCTGACGAATCAATTGTAATAGCAGTAGCATCTGCATTGTCGTCAATTCCGGGTGATGTAAACGCGCCGGTAAACGTACCAGTGGTGGCTGTTATACCAGAGTTAGGGTCTTGCTCTAATCGCAATGTCCCCTCTGACAGTCCTCGGTAGACAACATATACATTGTTTGTACCAGCGTCAGGTGCTGCATCAAATGTTAGTGTAGTTCCTGTGGCAGTATAGGACTTTCCAGACCCCGGCTGTTGAGCCACGTTATTCACATACACGTTTAGGTCTTCAGCCACATTAACCGGACGGTTTAGTGTGAAGGCCGTAGCAGAACCGTTCCCACTAAAATACTGGCTAGTAGGGGTTGCTAGTTTCTGTGATGGTGGTGGTCCTAAATATGCCATTAATCTGCATCCTCTATGGTTAGAGTGCCAGCAGATACTTGCCTTTGTATTTCTGCGTAGTGGCGGTTGTCTGGGTCGAGGGGTACGGACATTTCAGTGCCATCAATGGTGGCTTTGATGCTGTCATTAACGCCCTCTACGGCAATGTATTGTGCTGATGTAATATTCATTTATAACTCCGCATCCGCTTTAAGGCTGTTTACATAACGAGAAGTGGTGTCTGAAGTGCCAGAAGCTATGTAGGCTTTCCAATGATAATTATCAACTTGGTATTGCGTCATAGAACCACCAGTATAAGCAACCGTTATGGTTGGTGATGCTCTCATTTGAACCGGATGTGGGCGAATTGCGTATTTATAACTATCATGGTATTGAAAAGCGTATAAAGGATTGTTAGCAGTAAATTGCCAATAATACCTCTGACACCTAGCCAACTCATCACCAAAGCTGCGGTGTTCAAACGGCGTGGCTGTGTCGCCTAGTTCAAATTGCAACCCAGCCAAATTTAACTCCCACGCAGTTGTGCTAGTGTCTCCAGAAGGTTGAGCAAACGAATGTGAAAGATATGCATTGTTATCTATAACAGTATTGGCAGGGGCTGGAATATCAAACGTAAAGCTGTATTTGACCCACGATGAAGTTACAGTAAGAGACTGAGCAACTGCATTATCACCACCACCACTAGATTTATTATACCACGCGGGTTGCATTGTAAAACTGCCACCAGCGGGATTAGTTCCTTTTGCGTAAAAACTGAGTGTAGCTTTGTTACCAATTAAACTTACAGCATTTGACGCTTCAATGTATTGATAAACACCACAGTTATTATTTGCAGTTGTTACTGCTAGTTTTAGGTATTTTTCAAATCCAAGAGAGTTTCTGTCAGCAGTTGAAAATGCTTGCTGTGACATTGTTACTCCTGATGCACCAGAAAGTGCGAGATAATATCTATCTAAAGAACCGTAACCTTCTGTTGTATGGCTGCTTCCGCGTTGCGCTATATCCATAGAGCCGTTAATTATGAGATTTCTGCTAGACAGAACTTGGTCAGCCACCTTCGGTACAGTGACTGCTTCGCTTGCAATCTGGTTAGTGCCAATAGTGCCGAGTGCCATTATGTAATCTCCAGTACACTCAGAACTGCGTCACAGCAGTTAGCCTGTGACCCATAAACTTTTAATATGTCAGTAGCATTCATAACAATTTTCTGAGGTCCTCCGACTGCCACCAGAGATGATCCAACAGGCACAATTGCATCTTTAACTACATGAGTAATAGTGCTTCCACCATCCAGTAGCTCGACTGTAACCGTAATTGAGACTGTCAATATGTTAGCAATGTTGAGGCCAATGATTGTAGTTTCTGTATTGGCGGGGCAAGTGTACAGGGTCGCTTTGCCTGATGACGTATCAATGTTTTGCGCCGTGAATGTTTTAAATGCGTTTGCCATTTTCCTATCCTAACGCTATTGCAAATGCCAGCGAGTTATCTGTTAAATTTACTGCACCGCCAGTTGCATCATTAAATATCATTTTCTGCGCAGGCAATGTGCAAAATATTGTTCTAGTGCCAGATGACCAACTAACAGCATTATCTGAGTTACTGGACTGCAATATAGTGGTACGAGCAAGAGTTGTCCCGGATAAGGTAAAAGTCCCAATGCCTGTCTCAAAATCAGTGCCATCAGTGCAGGTGTAATAGGTTGTGTTACCATCACCCACCTGACTAAAAGGCTCAAAACCAGTCAAAGCACCAGCTAATGTATATGTGCCAGTGCCTGTGGTTGTGGTTGTCTCTTTGACACGATCTTTAAGTACAAGGGTCATTACTTCAACTCGATTGACAAGTTCCCTGCGTTAATACGGAATATATCGCCAACTGCTATTGTCTTACTTGCGTCCAATGTACCAACAAACAGAATGTTTGAGCCATCAAAGGTTAGTAGCACATTGTCCGAGATTGACACGGCAGTATCCAGAGCAATACTGGTCTGGCTATTTACTGTGGCTACTCGCACGACCCCGCTGATGCCAGTTCCTGTAACTACATCGCCTACAACAATTGTTCCGTTGTTTGCATCAACCGTCACATTGACTGATGAGCTAACTGCGCCGTTGACAGTTGCCGTAGCAATGTTCTTGTCCGCGATAAAGGCTGTAGTAACCGTGTAAGTAGAGGCTGTTCCAGCGGCGGCGGCGTACTCAACATTGTTGTCGTTGATCACTCGTTGAGTATCACAAACAACAACGTCTGCTGCGCTGTGCGCGGCGGCAGTTGTGCTGGATGTTCCTCGTGTACCACCTGTAAGAGTGTTTGTGCCGTCAAAGTTTAGCGCCACATTATCACTAATGGAAACTGCTGAACTCAAAACAATGTTGTTTTGGTTTGTAACAGTAGCCACTCTGACTGTGCCAGATATGCCTGTACCAGTGACAACCATACCAACAGTAATAGTGCCGCTGTTTCCATCGACCGCTACGTTGGCTGATGAACTAACCGCTCCGTTTGTGTTTGCGGTAGCTGTGCCATCTTTACCAGTGTAGGTGATGATTTCATCGTTAATAACAACAGCGCCAGAGGACGGGAACGCTTCTGCGTCTGTCAGTATGACTTCTGTTGCACTGTTTGTCAGAGCAACCGCTACGGTTGTTGTTGACTGTTTCCAGTTTGCTGCGGTGACTTGCTGCCTTGTATAGTTGGCATCGTCTGTGTCTACCTGTACTTCTGTAACATTTCCAGCCTCCGCGTTTGTCACGGCAGTTGCTAGGCCAACATAAATATCGTTATTTGGCGTAGCAAAAGAGAGCGAGTTGTTCTTAAATATGAAGTCAAGAACCCTTCTCTCTAGGTAATTGGTTGCTGCGTTTGATGTTGCCATCGTTCTTACTCCTGTTTAAGTGCGTGGCCTATCAGGTAGACCTCTCCTGTAGGCATCACTATTCTCTCTAGCTTCAGCCAAATCCTTCAAGCGTTGTATTTCCTGTATGAACCTTTGCTCATATAACTGCATCATATCTGCTTCGCCTTTCATATAAGTATACGCTTCTACAAGCGAACCGTAAAGAAGGGCATTAGGAGCATTGGTACTGAGCCAGCTAGTGCCTGTGCCTGCACCAGCCGTTATACTTGTCGGCTTGTAATAATAATGAAGCTCGACATCGTATGCTATATTAGGCGTTGGGCTTAAAATAAAATTGTCTACGTCAAAAATGCCGTAATACTTTGGTACGGCTGTGGCACTTAATGTGTTGTAATATTCTTGCAAAAAGTTAACGTCTTTTAATTCTAAAAAATTCTTGTAATTAGCTGTAGTTATCTGCAAGGAAAACGGCGCTAAATAATCGTTAGGCACGTTTAAATACGGGTCATTAATTGTAAGCTGAGATGTAGCATTTTTACGGAATAGCTCAAGATCGACAACTGTTAAAATACGGTCTTCTGCGCTTCTAATAAACACAGGCAAACTGTTTACAAAAGAAGTCTCTTCATTCTCTGTAAAGTTTTTAATTGCGTCTTGTAGCTCTGTGTATGTAAATGACATGTCACTTGCTCACTATACTATTGTTATATTCCCAACCATACTACTATGATTAGTGCATTGATATACCAAAGATGTATCGCTTGGCTCATGTGGAACGATAAACTGGGTTAATCCAGTGGTAGAATTGTAGTTATCTGTTACCCCCGCTGTAAAAGCAGACCCACCATTAGATGTTCTGATTTGCAAAGGATGACTTGATACATTAGCTGTATTATCAATCAGATATGTGTGACCCTTGTAGAAGGTAAAGTTTGGATTATTGCCTGAAGTTGCCCCGGGACCAGTAAATGTGTACGCAGAAGAACCGTTCACACCAGCGGTGTATTTGGTTACAGGGCCACTTGCTTCATCATTTAAACGCACCCAAGCTCCGCCGTGAGCAAAGTACATTCCTCCAGTCGCATGAACATGAGCAATCGCTCCATGATACGTTGATGCGCTGGGCAGGTCGGTTAAAGCTCCATAGTAAAAAACAATCTTGTTAGCGCCTTGGCTAACGTCAAGAACGCCATTTGTATCAATAATATCCGTAAGCGTTGTTCCGTTACCTAACGCAGCATAAATTTCATCAAAATTGTCGTTTATTTTATCAGCGCCTACACGAAGAGTATCACCCGTGCCATCATTAGCTGACGATCCAATTCCTACTGCTTGCTTTGCCATTTAAGCCTCGTCAAAAGTTTTGTTTGTTGCATCAAGTGTAACACTTGTTTCATCAAATGTTGGTGCCGTTGCCCCTGAAGCGGCGCTTTTTTCAGCAGTTATGTTCGCACCGCCTCCTTGCTGACCGCCAATTGTTGCTGTTTCCCCAGTAACAGTAAATGTATATGAGTCAGCATCAACAACAGTAATCGTGTATCCCGCAGCTTGTTCTAAAACAGTTTTTGTAAAACCGTCAAATGCCTGTGTTTTACGAAAAATAACAATATTTGATGTGCTGCGCCCATGAGAAGGCTCAAATACAGTAATTACTGAAGAGCCTGCGTTGCCTGATCGAA